TAAACCAGTTAAGTTCTTGTTCTGGAGTATTAAATCCTGATATAGGTTTTGATTCACTAGCTTCGTAATAAAGATCTAAATCAACCTTTTCTTTTGGTTCTGTTTCAAAAATTGCAGGATTTGTAGATGTTAGTGTTTCGTTGTTTTCACTTGTTATTGGTTGAACAACTTGAAGACTAGGTAAAACAGCTTCTAATCTACCCCAATCGTTTGCTTCAGGCATCCACTCTTCCATTATTGGATCATCTAATTCTATGTATATAGCGTATCCCTTGTTCCAGGGTTCGCTACTACTTTTACAAGGGTTTGTACCTGGTTTTATTCTTTTACCTCTTTTTCTGTACATTGCCGTAGAGAAGCGTATATTGTAGGCTCTAGTATATGTTCCAGCTTCAACAACACCAGCTAGTGTTTTTTGTGCTTGAAATCTAATTGTAGCGCCCGTACTTATATATCCATTAGGGTTCGAAGGAGTTCCTCCAGTTCTAGTGCTATTACTAGTACTTAAAACTGTTCCAAAGTTTAAATCAATCCATGTTCCCGTGCTAATATTTCTTAAAACTTGTATTCCAAATTTATTTGAATTTCTAGTTGGCGGCTGCCAGTTTGCAAAATGAGAGTTAGAACCTATCATATCACTTCCAACGCCTAAATTCCAACCATTAAGTTTTGCTCTACTTGCGTAACTACTACCGCACGAATTATCACTTTGATCACATCCATTGTCAGAGTAACATATAACTCTATCAGGGTATTCACCTTGATCGCCTATTGGAATACCAAAAATAAATCCACCAAACTGAGGTTGATTTATTCTGCCTTTAAAAGGATTTGACTCTGCTAATATACCGTATTGAAACTCAAAGTCAGAAAAAGACTTTATAATGTTTTCGTCAAAAGCGTAGTTTCTATTTATTTTTACAAAAAATCTACCTTCAAATTCTGGTAAATCTTTTTTCTCTGTAGCAAAAATATCTACACCAATATTATTACCAACGCTTAATGTTGTTAAAAAAGAAGCGTCTGGACCTAGTGGTTTTTTTAATATAACGCTATAAGTTACATTATCTGTTCCAACTCTTGATCTTTCAACAGTATATACATCACTTAAGGATCCTCCAAAAGTAAATCTAATTTTACCGCCATTAAGAGCTTTGCCAAAATCAGAATTTTGTGTTATATTTGGACCTTCAAAAACAACAAGTAGACTAAGTGCGTCTGGAACAACAGATATTGTACAGACTGAAGATTGAACTATTTGATCAAAGGTGGATATATATTCTGGAGCCGAGTTTTTTATTGATAGTATTTTATATCTATGCAGTTCTTTGACGGATATATCGTTATCGTGTTGTTTTTTAAGTATTAAGTAAGTTTCTTCATCTACTTTATTTCTTTCAGAAGAAGGAAAAGAAAGCCATATATTTCCGTCTTCAGCTAAATAAAATCTGTCTAAAGCTAAATTATAATACTCATTTGAGTTTTCTTTTATAAAAAACTTGTAATGCGTTGCCCAGCCTGGTGGCGTATTTAATGGAGATACTATAAGTTTATTGGCTTTATCTGAGTCTCTTATATCTACTTTAACACCACTTTCTTTGCTTGAAAAAACAGGTGTTTCTCTTCCGTATTCATCTATATATACAATACCTGCTTGATATGTTCTTATAGACTTAACAGACTTGTTTGGAAGTTTCATTTTCTCAGGAAACAATACAGCTTGGTGGTTGTCGTTTCTATAAGCTAAATTTATTTTAGTAACAGGCACGTCTCTGTTTTGTAGGTAATTTCCATAAACAATTCTATTGCCAATTACCTCTTGAGCTTTCGCTTTTAATGGAACATTATCCCATGGTCTTAATATCTGGTTAGACTCAATAGCTGCTCCTATTAATTCTGTTTTTACTTCAAAAGTAGTAGGAAGAGTTGTGTATTCTTCTTTTTTTAATGTCTCTACTGTGTATACTACATTTTTTCCATCTTCTTTGTAAAGTATATCTACTTCAACAACTTCATCAGAACCCCATGTTATTCCAGACAGAGTTAACTGTCTAGTTAAATTAGTCATACCTATGTTATAGCCGTCTGTTGATATATACTCAAACTTAGAACCTATAAAAGCAACTTCTGAAAATGGAGAAAAACAAGAGTATTCGTTGTCTATATATTTCCATCTATATGCAAATCTTGGAAATACATACTCAAACATAGGAGCTTCTTCCACAAGTAAACACTCCCAGTTATATATTTGAGGGTTACCAGTGTCGTCATCAAATCTTTCTATATCTGATGATATTGCTTGAATTTTACCAACTACAACATTGTTAACAACAGAATCTACTAGTATGGTTATTTCCCAATCATAGTTTTCAAAAAAACTATCTACAAAATCAGACTTAAGAAGCACTAAACTGCCTTCTTGCCAATTAGGAGGAAATGAAGTTTCAAAAGTTACTGTACCGTTCCAGTTGGGTATGGAACTATTTTGATAATAATTAGAATTATCAGCTATATTAGCTAAATATGCGCCGTAGGTGTCTAAAGGTATGGAAAGCAAAGGGTCATTAACAGTATCTTCTATATAAGTAAAGTTTAACATACCAGAAGGTGTTGTCAACTGTGTGGTTACTGGGGTAATACCAGTTCCAAAACCACCGACTAAAGATGGTTCCATTAGCGGTATTATAGGACCTAGTGGAGATTTTTTAACAACAGTAACATCTTCTTCTAAAAAATTAGGTCTTCCAGATATAATATTAGAATACGAATTAGAAATTGGATCGTAGCTTGGTACAACTGTGTGGGTTAGAAAGTTAGTAGATCCTGTTTTAAATTTTTCTATATTTATTTTTTTAGGTTCTGTTTGATCGTCTGTCCAAAATAAAAATTTATCTAATATGTTTATTCCAGTTATTAAATAATCTTTTGTAAAATTTAAAACACCTTGAGTGTCTACAAGAACAGGGTGTATAAAGCCTGTAGTTTGATCATATTCAGCTATAGCACTAACGTTGTCAGACGCTATAAACCAATATATTTTTTCATTAGCTTCATCTACTGTTGAGCCAATACATACTGGGTTAGCAAGGTCTTCTATGTAGTTAGCTTGCCATAAAACATCATTTTGTTTACTTCTAAGCTCAATATTGCCTTTTACGTTTTGTAAAACACCTACATTTGATCTCTCTGAGTTTGCTAAATCTAAGTTTAAAGCGTCGCGATATTCACCGTTAGGTATTAATCGCTCATCGAGGTCTTTATTCATTCTTCCAGTCTGGAAAACATGTACAAATTCCGGCATATATTAATGTTTTATTTGTTTAGATTTGTTACGCATAACCTGCGTAATTTCTTCTATTTTTATATTAGATAATCTTAATTTAGCATTTCTTCTAGCGGCTTGCTTTTCCCGTTTAAACCTTGCTATAATATATTCTGGAGTGTTTATTCTAGTCGATAAAATAGCATGAGCTATATACTTATATAAAGCTTCTTCAGCAAACTTATGAACTGTCATTTCTTCATCTTTAGCAAGGCCGTCGCTTATATACTTCAATGTAACTACGCGATTAACCATATCTGAGCTAAAATGTATTAATCCTTTTATTTGGTCTATATAAAACACACCGTTAGATTGTGCGTTTTCAGGGTTAATACCATATCTTCTACCTAAAAAATGTTGATGTATTAAATCACTGTTATTATCATTTGTTAAAGCATCTTCTCCTTTGCGATCTAATTTAAATCTTTTAAGGGTTTCTGAATCTTGAGCATAAATTATTTCACCGTTGTTATCAAAGGTGTACTCGTAATTGCTGTCTTGCACTATAGGTAAAGGATCGCTAGTTTTTATTGCTGGATATATTACGTGTTCTATTCCACTATCATCAACCCATGTTAACTTAACATAATTAACATAGTCTTGAGGTAGAACCATATATAGCTGTGGTCCTATTTCTATTTCTTGAGACTTGAACGAGGGTAATAAATCAAAATTAAATTCTTGTATACCTCTCTGCGCGTGAAAAGCAATATCAGTTCTTTTTATTTTACTAATAATCTTGCCTTCACCTACATAAGAAATAATGAAATTATTTATAATATCTTTTAAAGATATAAACTGATAATTGCCATAATCTTCATCTAAACTGTTCCAGACACCATCTGGGCCTTCGTAATATTGCTCATTAGTTTGATTTATTAGTGCCATTTATTAAGATTTTTCTTGTTGTATAGTTTCTATCTCTTCTTGATTAACTGCGTTATATAAATTATAATCTTTTATTAATAAACCAGATAGTTCAAGTATTTTTATAACTAATTCTGTTTCTTCTGATGGCTCTAATTCAAAGTCAACAGATTGAGACGCATTATATAAAGGCTCATCAAAGACTATAGTATAAGCCCATTGAACTTTTGCCGGTTTTTTTATGTAAGCGCAAGAAACATTAGTTATTAGCTCGGACGCACCATAAACATTAAGCCCAGAGCTGTTTTGGGTGTATATAGGGCGTGTATTAACGGGTTTTGTTAATGGTGATGAGTTTATGTATAATATTTCGTTTTGATTAACTCTCTCGGCTTCTATTTGCTCAGTGCTTGTTACGCCAAAACCATCAGTGGTTGAGTTTGAGTATATTACTGTTCCTAGCCTGTATACGTCTGCCGGTAAGTCAAAGTGATTATTAACAGCGTCGTAAGTTAGTGATGCTGATGTTTTAAAGGGAGATATTTTTTTGTCTAACATGTTTAACATGTCAGAATATTTAGTGCTGTTGCCAGGAATTCTACCAAACTGATTTATGTCGTAAAAATACTGCTCAAATAAATCTAACTGTGCTTGATTAGCAAATAAGTTAAATTCTTGGGCGGTAACATAGCCTCTTTGTTCTTTATTTAATATACCTAAAACTTTCTGATATACTGTATCTACGCTTACTGCCATATAATTTTTTATTAATAATAATTAGGCCACCATTAAGGTAGCCTAACTACTATAATGATAACTTATATTTTTTTAGTTATGTGTTTATAAACTTCCATGCCTTCATCTGTTTTAAAGAATGCCGCTAAAGCGGAGTATGGATGTTCATCAAATGGTACGGTCATTAATTTTCTACCAGTACTACCATAAGTAAAAGTTCTTTGATCCTGAGATAAATTAATAATACCTTGGTTTACTGCTTTTATTCCAATGTTTCTTAGTTCTACATTTTCATCATTTGCTAATTGTAGAAATAAAACAGGATTTCTTTTTGCGAAAACTAATCCGTCTCTTTTTAATTCACTAGAAGACAAACTGTCAACTTCTTCGCCAAATTCAACTCTTAGTATAGCTTCTAAGCCTTCAATATCCATTTGTTTTGCAGCAAGTAGTGCTTCAATTTCATAATTGATATATTCTAACTCGTTTACAGCTCTTTCTTTTGGCTTGTTTTCTACAAAATATTTATTTCTAAGAGGGTGATATAAAGATAAAAGTTTTTGCAAAGCAACTTCTTGTTTTGGAACAAACAATTTACCGTCTCTAAAAACTATTCTACCTAAAGTTGCCTGTCCTTTTTGCTCATCTACAAAAGGAGATGCCATATTTGTAGCATATCTTAATTCTCTTTGATAACCTAGTTTTTCATCAAAATATAATAATGGAAATTTAGTGCTGTGTTTAGACGCTATAGTAAAAACAATTGGACTTCCAAAATTTTCTGTTAATGTATATAATCTGTCTTTTATTTCCCACTCTGGTTTTGCAGGTGGAGATTGTGGTTTTTTTGTAGCCACTACCTGAGGTGCAACCTCAACAATTTCTTCTGCTTTAGCTTTTTTAGCCATGATATAATATAATTAAATAGTTAATAAAAGTAATAATTACCCCCGTCGATATAACGAGGGTAATAATTACATTAATTTACCTTCTTATTAGAAATTTGCTGTTTTCTTAAGAAGTACAAAGTTGTTAGCCGCTTGAACGCATAATGCTCTTTCAGACAAGAAGTTAACATTCATTTCATCAACGTCACTTGTAAAGTTTCCGCCAACAGATCCAGTAATCCAAGATTTTAATCTACGATCGTCTGCTTCAGAAGCTCTGTAGCGTACGTGTAAAAATGGTCTTTGAATATTCTGTCCTAAAATTTGGTCATAAACAGTAGAAGTACCTGCAGGCACAACAACACCAAGAATATCTTTTATCATTCCTCTTGTAGTTGAGTCATTTAAATATTTCCAATCTGTTTTGTAGAAATCATAAGATCCTCTACGGAAACCGTTAAATCCTAGGTTCAAAGCCATATCTTCAGAGTTTTCAAATACACCGTAAGACGTTCCGCCAACTCCATAAGCATTTTGAGCAGCTAACATAATATCAATATCTAAAGAAGTTGCGCGGTCTAAGAAAAGCATGTTTTCTTCGATAGCACCCTGCTTATCTAATTCACCTAAAATTGCATCAAAATCAGCAATTCCTGGTGCGTTAGCAGCTGTTGAGGCAAAATCTGGGTCGTTAAATACTAATCCTCTGTCTTCAATAGCAGCAAACATACCTTCACTACCGGTAAAACCAAGGTCACCAGCAGAAGCTCCAGCTCCACCACCATTATCTTTAACAGCTTCAATCATAGACATTTCTAAGTAGTCTTCAAAACGTAATCTAGCTTCATGCTCAGACTTTAAGTACCATAAGTACCCTCCAGTTCCAGCTTCAGTAGTTACTTCAACCCATCCAATTTGAGCAACGTCAGAACCATTAACACTATACTTTTCTCTTAGTATAATTGGTTTGTTGTTGAACTGAGTGAATTTAGCATCAGGTTGAGCTGCAATTCCTGAAGATCCTTTTTTGTATTCAGAACCATAAACAAAAACAGCAACTCCTTCAATAGTAGCATTGCCACCACCTAAGATTGTGTTTAAATTTTGAGCTCCGTAAGGCGCTACAACAATATGTGCATTAGCACCTGTACCTCCAGTTGTTACTCTAGCTTTAATTACAATACCATCTTTAGCAACGATAACTGTTTGGCCAGCGTTAATTAATGCCGCTTTTTGCTCTTTTGTTTGTAATCCGGCAGTTCCAGCTGGATCATCAATAAAAGTTACATGATTAGCAGCAGCGTTAGCTACAGTTACTTTACAATCGTCCATAGCGATGTGTAAACGCCCTTGCTCAGACCATACAATTCGGTCAGAAGCCATAGGCATTTCTGCTCCTACCATGCGTAAAAATCCAGAAATAGTACGATTACCGTATCTTTCTACTTCTTTTTCATACACTTCTGGTAAGAACTGTTTTGTGAAATCCATGTCTGTCAAAGAAAGGTAGTTGTCCGCAAACAAGCCTTTAGTAGGACGTGGAGTTTGGTGATTCAATTGGGCACCAGTGCCCGGAAATGTTCCAGCCATAATTTTTAATTTTTAGTTTTTAGTTTTTTATTTTTTTCTTATTTTCATTCGTAATTTAGAAGTATCAAGTCCATTAACAGATCTTACTGTCCAGCCGTTTGAAGTTGTAGTTTTTTCATGGCCCCGTCTCGGCTCCATATCTACGTTCTTAGCAGTAGCAGCGCTAGTTTTTATAGCATCAGATTTTCCTTGCTCATAAAAATGTTTTGCAACAGCGTCAGGGTTCATGGCTGTAAATAAAGATTTGTGATAACCCAAAGCATCTGACATTTCATTTTTTTCATTCAAGAACTTCTTGACGAAATTATTAATATCACTTTGGTTTGACTTTACTCCTTTAGCGTCTTTAACGTTAAAACGGTATTTTTTGTCTCCAACAGAATATTCAAAACCTTTGAAATTATCATTGAAAACGTCGTTTGTCTTGTTATTAAACGCTGTTTTTTGTTGTTCTTCAATCTTAATAGATTGTTCTTTTTCTTTATTATAGCGATTAAAAAAATCAACCGCTTTTTGTTGTTCTGGATTTAATTTAGATCCAGCTTTAATTTCTTCGTAATAGTTGCTTTTAAGTTTTTCAAGATGTTTTTTTGCTTTAGCAGCCTCTTCTTTAAATGCAATTTTAGCTTTACGTATATCTTTTGGCTCATCTAGCTCTTCGTCATATAGAAAATCTTCCATTAAAATATCTATATCTTCTTTGTCTAAATGAGGTTTAGTTGCTTGATAATACTCTTTTATTATTTGAGACTCGTTTAATGAAGAGTAATCTTTGTTTAGTTTAACATAGTCTTCTAAACTTCCACCTGTTTCATTAATAAAATCTACTACCTTTTGTATATTTTCTGGCAAAGGATCACCAGTGGCTTGCGCCTCAGCAACAGCTTCTTCAACTTCTTCAGTTAGTTCTTCTGTTTTTTCTTCAACATGCTCATCTGTTATTTCTTCTAAAACAGGAGTGTCTTCTAACTCTGTTTTTTCTTCAGTAGCAACTTCTTGCTTTACTTCTTCGATAACACCTTGTTCTTCTACAGCGTCATTAATTTCGGTTTTTTCTTCTTCAGAAACAACTTCTTTTTTTACGTTGTTTAGTTTTGATAAATCTATCTTTATAGTGCCTTCGCCGTCTTGAACAACTGGCGTGTCTACTTCAATTTGCTTTTTAACTTCGTCTTTTTTAGACTGTTGTTCTTTGTTTTCTTTCATGATAAAATATTATATAATTATTATTTACTATAATCACCTAGGTTCAAAAGAACCTAAACCAAATCCACCTTGCATTACATCATTTCCAGATGATTCAAAGTTTTTTGGCGGTAAATTATCTTTTCTTTGTGCTATTAGTTGGCTTTGTTGTGATGCTTGTATTTTAGTTCTTTCGTCTTTACGGTCTTCTTTAATTTCATCTTTTGAAGAAACAACATTAGACTGCATTTCTTGAAGTTTCATGTTTATTTGAAACTCATATGCCATTAAACCTTTTTTAAGCTGTGCTTCTGTTTGTAGTTTTTGAGATTCAAAGCTTAGTTTAGCTTGCTCTAGCTGTATTTTGCTTTGAGTAAGAGCGGTTTGTTTTTGAACCTCTAACTGAGCAGCAACTTGCTGGGACTGCTGATTAGCTTGAGCTTGAGCTTGTATGTTTTGTTGTTGCATTAGCTGATCTCGCTCTAACTTCTTTTTTCTTCTTAATTTTAATAAAGAATTTGCTAACTTTATACTTTTTACGTTTCTAATATCTATTGCATCTTCTAGATCTATAGATTTTTGAGCCAAAGCCATTTGTATATTGTTTTCTAAAACTGTTTTTTCTTCTTCATCTGGCTGTAGCTCTATAAATATACCAAAATCGTACAAATGTAATTCACTTAATTCATCTAAAGTTGCTACATTGTGAACACCTATTTGTTGTATAAAGGCGTCTCTTGTAGGTGAAAACTCTAATATATCTGATATTCTTAACGATAAGTTTTGAGCTAAGTCAGATGTTATAAACAAACCACTTGTTAATATATGCCTAGTAGCTGTATTTGAATTTGCTGCCGCTAGTTTTTGAACACCAACTAAAGCGTCTTTTGAAGGAGTTCCTCCGTCTCTAGCCTCGTTAAGACCAGTGACATCACGTATCATTTGTAGATAGTAATTATAGGTGTTTATTAATTGTGGTATTTTATTACCACCAGATCCACTTGCTATTTCTTGAATTGGTACTTTTCCAGGATTTAAGTCTCCTTCTTGTGTGAATGATCTACCTATAACAGAACCTGTTTGAAAAAACATATTCAAAGCTTCTTGAGGGTTGTAGTTTGTGCCATTGCCAAGATCAACTTCCGCTAAACCATCAGCGTCTAAGTAAACACCATCTGGCACCATACGCGATAATACTTGCTGTAGTTTTAAGTGCGTTAGTTGTATCATATCAGCAAAGCCAGTAATTCTACTTACTAAAGACTCTATTTGACCTTTATACATACGAGGTGCACAGATACTGTAGTTCATTTTAACTTTAGTGAAATCGCTTTTAGGCCTTAACATGTTTTTAGCCATTTCCCATTTAAGTAATTTATCTGTTCCTAAGACTAAAACACCTTCATATAAAACCTCTAAAGATCTACCTATTTTTTGTATACCATATTGTTCTAGTATTTCTTCTGGCGGGTTAAATTGATCATCTTTTATTATTATCTTTTCAGCACCTGTAGATGTTTCTTTAACTTTATAAACCTCGTTCATGTAGGTTTTATAATTAAAATATAATATCTGAACAGTATTAGAGTCAGAGTTATCATAATTTGACATTGTTGTGTCATAAGAGCCGCTGCTTTGAAACGATGTCTTGCTTATAGCTTCTAAATCATCTTTACTAAGATTAGGAAACTGCTTTTTTAATTCATTTATATGAACTGACTTTATTTCACCTACATAATATATATCATCAAAATAAGGAGACTCTGTATATGAGTAAACTAAATAAGCAGGGTCAACATACTCTACGACGGCGCCTTCAGATTCAGAAAATCTATTTTTTACAGCACCAATACCTAGAGTTGTTAAGTCGTAGTTAACTCTCTTTCTTGTTAAATCATATTTATTACCATCTAGTAATACATTTATAGCTTGCTCTTCTGCAATTTCAACATTTTGCTTATATGTTAACTGCATATGCAACTCAAGTTCTTCCTTTGTTTCTGGTAATGATTCAGGTTTGTTTTCAAAAAGATTTACACCTAAGTTTTCGTTGACATATTCATTAATTTCTTTAGTTTGTAAATCTCTTATTATAGATTCCATATAAGCAGTACGCTTACTTATACCATAAGGATCTTGAGAATATGCTTTTATGTCAAAAGTTCTTTCTGATATACCGTTAACAACAATATCAACAAACTTTGGTATAATAGGAACTGGTTTCCAATCTAAATTAAGATAAGACAAATCACCATTTATAGATAATTCATCTTTATACTTTTGTATTGACTGTTCGCCTCTAGCATATAATCTTAGCCTATGAAATGTGTTTTGGTTACTTCTGTATCTATTAGCACCGTTTGTAGTTTTAAACCACTCGTCTTGTATAGCTCTACCAACTTTTAAGCCATACTCTTGAGAGGCTTTTTCTTGATCACTAGTAACTTGACTAGGAAAAAAACTTTTTACAACTGAATCAGCCATATGTTATTTTATTATTTTTGATAAACTACCGCCATTACTAAACTTAGCGATTTTTATATTTATTGGTTGTTTTTCTATTTTAGCAACAGGTCTATATAAGTGCCTATTGCAAGCCATTATAGCTAACCCAGAACTTATAGCTGCATCAAATTTTGTTCTTTTGTTTATATCAAACTTAGCCCAATCACCTAGAGTTCTGTTAAAATACATATCACCATATTGTGAATCTGATTTTAATCCTACATACTTATCTATATAAGACTCAATAGCAGCAGCATGAGCTTGTTTTATATCTTCACTAGAATTTGGTATGCCACCTATTTCTTTTTCCGCAACAGACAGCTTGTTCCATATCTTATCAGGTCTATTCATTGAATAACCTCTGTAACCTCTTCTTTTAAAATAATATAATAATCTAGGTTTATTATTTTCAGCTAAAAGAGGCATGCCATAAAAAACACAAGCCATTAAAACATCTTCAAAAAACATTTCTGCCGTTTGTGGTCTAGCCACGTATTCTAAAAAAAAAGAATTAGGTGGAGCATCTTCCATTGAAAACTTAGTTAATCCATGCAAAGAACCTTTAGATCCATTTCCATCAACTGTTCCTGAGATATCGTAACTATCACAACCAAAAGCACCTATATGTTCATTACCTGGATGTTTTATACCATTTTTTAAAACTTGCTTATTTTGTAAAGAGTAATTTGGCACCCAAGTTAATTTAAATCTTCCGTTAGAGTTTGGTAAAAAACTTACCACGCTGTCTTTTACTCCGTTTTGCCATTGAAAACTTCCTGTAGAAACAACATTAGTGTTTCTCAAGTCTTCATTGTAATCTATTTGTTCGTATATTTTTACTAAATTAAATATACTGTTTTTTGTTTCGTCCCTGAAAGCATGTTCTTCAGTTCTTGGAAACTGTCTGTAAAACTCATTTAAAGCGTCTTGGTCGCCTTTTAAACCATCTGCTTCGTTATTCCAATGCTCTACAACACCTATGTCTATTAGGTCGCCATGAGGCCCTTCAACTGGTTCTTTTGGAGTATCGAAAACAGGGTGTCCATAAGAATCAATGAATCCTTCGTAGTTCCATTCCATAGGTATGAACAGAGAATATAATCCTGAGCTAGTCTGTCCATTCCTGTTTCTTTTACTAGCATCTGAGTTGTAGTATAGTTTTTTAAAATTTTCTCCACCTTTATCTAATGAATTAGAAGTTGAACCCATCATACATTTACCAATAACTCTAGATCCTAACCTAAGGCAAGTTTTTGTAACTCTCCAGTTATTTAATATATTGTCAGGTCTTTCCCATTTACCGCTCTCGTCGTGTACTAATAAAGCTAATTTTTCACCGTCATAACTATTATCGCCAGTGTTTTTCCAGTCAATCGTTGTATCTAATCCTTCAAGTAATTCTTGATCTTTTTTGTTTTGTATTGACTTTCTGGTAAGTCTGGAGGCAGGTATTCTATAGGCGAGCTCGGTTTTTGGCCTGTCCATACCGTCCTGGATGGGTTTGAAAAAGAACGGGTAGTTGACTGATATTGGTACGACTTTGTCTGTGAACATTTTCTTAGCATCGGAACCAGACTTAGACAAGATACCGTACCGTGCATCTGATGTAATTGTTGCCAAATTAACGGTTTCTGCTGAAGACATGAAAGAGAATCCGGAACGGCGGTTCTTAAGATAACACATTCCATAACATCGTGAGTCGGCTTTACAAGCTTCCCAGAATATAAAGAATAGTCTGTTTGCTTCTCTAAAGTCTGGCTTCCCAACATCAATCTTGGACCACTGCAAGTACATAAAATGAGTGCCAGTAATGTAAGTAGCCAGGCTTCTATTATAGAACCAATGACCTTCTTCTCTTTTTTTAAATTCATTATCAATATAATTTTCCCACTTAGCCTTGAAGCTGCTGGGGTAATCTCTCCATTCAAATACGCTTGCAATGTTTTTAAGCTCTTTAGGATATTTTTCAGGCTCCCAGCAGTTGTTGCCTTTAATTAAATTTTTTGGAGCCTTAGGAAGCGCTATTTTAAGCCCTTGTATTTCGTATACTTCACCTATTTGACCTGTTTTGCTTATAACTATAATATCATTTTCTTTATTATAGCCATATTTCCATTTTTTAGATTTATTTAATCTGTTTAATGTGTTTATTTTTACAGGTTGTATTATTTTATATAAACTCTGCTCGTACATTATTTAGACCTCCTTTCTGCAAAACCACTAAAAGTTTTTTTACTTTCATCTTTTGGCTTATCTTCTAAAATAGCTTCTTCTGATTGTATTCTTGTTAATATTTCAAAAGCATCAAAAATAGCTAGTTTTTTAGTT